GTCAACTACATATGACAAGAAATCTGACGCCAACCACACACCACTGTCTACAATAGAAACATCGGAAGTTCGTTAGCGATGCCGAACGGTTGAGCGTCATCCGCCACCACACCCATATCCATTCCAACCATTGGAGAAACATCAATGTCTGAGTTCATCAAGCGCTCAGAGGAAACCCGTGCGAACCTCGTCATGCAGATGCGTGACGTCATCGACTCTGTCGAGGCTGAGGGACGCGCGATCGACTCTGAGGAATTAAGAAAACTGGACACCCTTGAGGCCGAGTACCAGCGTCACTCGGAGGCCATCGAGGTTGCCCGTCGCAACGAAGAGCGTGCCCACGAAGCATCTGAGGCCGCCGGTTCGTTCATGCCCAAGGAAGAGTCCCGCAACGCGAGTGACATCTTCCGTGCAATGGGACGTGGTGAGGTTCGTGAACACAACTTCGGTTTTGAGTCACGTGCAACCCTGGTTCCTTCTGCTAACACTGTCCCCGTCGACTTCCTCAATCAGGTATTCCTGAAAGCCCGTTTGGTTGGGCCTTATCTTGAGGTGGCAGACGTAATTCAGAGGTCATCTGGGGCAGATTTGCGCATCCCAGTAATGACGGCATACTCTACCGCGGCTGAGTACACGGCTGGTTCTGCTATTGCAGAAAGCCAACCCACTTTCTCAAGTCTGCTAATCCAGCCCACCAAGCAGGCGTTCCTCAGTTCGATTGCGAACGAACTGCTCATGGACGCTGGATTCGACATCGAGGGAACCATCGCGGAGCAGGCTGGAAACGCCATTGGTACTCGTGCCAACGCCGTCATCCACGCCGCGGTCACCGCTGTTGCAGGTTCCGGCATCACCGCTGGTACCACCAACGCGATCACCGCTGACGAACTTCTGGAATTGGCCTTCTCGGTCGATGGAGCAGTTCGTCGCCTCGGTGCGGCATACATGGTCAGCACCTCGACCGCTGGAGCAATCCGTCGCCTGAAGGATGGTTCTGGAGCATACGTGTTCGAACCCATCACCGGTGGTAACGGTGTGAACGGTGCAACCAACGCAACTGGAACCATCCTCGGATTCCCCGTGTATGAAAACGCGGCCGTTGCAAACATCGCCACTGGGACCAAGCCGGTCTTCTTTGGTGCATGGGATCAGGTGAAGGTTGCCACCACTGGTTTGGATGTGGCCACTTCTGTGGACTACGCCTTCAACCAGGATGTGACCACCTACCGGTTCACGTACCGTCTGGGCGCGGCAGTTACTGACGCATCCCACATCAAGTACCTCGAAATGGCCTAGCCTTTCGACACTGCAGAAACCCCTGTTGGTCTTCGTGACTGGCAGGGGTTTTCTGTATGCTAGGCGTCATGCCAAAACATGAGAGAATTCCGAACGCCGCACTGAGCCTTATCAGTAACACACCTGGAACTAGCACAGGGTATGGAGTCCAGGCCCAGTACCTAGTCGACCGTCTAATGCGACACGGTGTCAGAACCGCCGTGCAATCTAACTACGGCCTCGAGGGTCTGTTCGACAAGATACGAACCAAACACGGTGACGTGATGCACTACCCCAAGGGGTACCGGCCCTACAGTGACGACGTCATCGCGACCTGGGCGAAAGACTGGGAGGACAAGAACCCTGGGGTGAACCACGCGATCATGACACTGTATGACGTGTGGGTGTACAAGAACCTGAAGTATGACGGCCCCATCATCGCCTACGTCCCACTGGACCACATCACCATCCCACCGATGGTCAAAGAGTTTCTGCAACGCGACAACGTCACACCGGTCGCCATGTCACCGTTCGGCAAGCGCATCATGGAGGACCGTGGCATCGAGTGTCACTACGCCCCACACGCGTTCGACGCGAAGGTATATAAGCCGACATATAAAGTGGACGGTGTTCCGACACGTGAGTTCATGGGCCTGACCGATGAGCATTTCCTGGTCAGCATCGTCGCGGCGAATAAATCAAACGGGATACTCCATCGCAAGGCTTTGTCCGAACAGTTGTTCGCATACTCCCTGTTCAAGAAGAAGCATCCTGAGGCGCGACTGTACCTGCACATGGAACCGTCGAACGTGTTCGGAGGGTTCAACATTCCCCGTCTACTCGAAGCGATAGGCCTCGACAAGAATGAGGTCATATTCCCTGACTCGACACTGCTACGTGTGGGATACCCACCTGAGCATCTGGCCACGTTCTACACCGCGTCAGACGTCGTCATGAACGTCACCTACGGGGAAGGTTTTGGTGTCACAAGTATCGAGTCACAGGCCTGTGGTGCCCGTCTGCTCACATCATCATGGACGGCGTCACCTGACCTGGCCGGTCCAGACTCCTACCTTTGCGATGGCGAACCGCTATGGGACGAACCGCAAGGGGCGTTCTATATGCGACCCACACTGTCGTCGATGGCTCAGGCACTCGAGGCCGTGTACGAACAACCACGTGGCATCAGTCACGCCAACATCGAGTTCGCAAAACAGTTCGAGGTGGAGCATGTGTGGGACACCCACTGGTTGCCGTTCTTCATGGAGTACTACGGTGAAACTTTCCCAACTGGCTGACATCTACGATGGTGAAACCATCTGGGTGTTCGGCTCAGGTGCCTCAGTGCAGTTCCTCGACCCACGCTTCTTCGATGACAAAGTGTGTGTGGCGACGAACCTGATCGCTGAACATTTCCCGCTGAAACATTTCTACCTGTTCACCCACTACCATCCTGCAGTGAATCGTCAGTTGGGTAACCGTGGACTGGTCACCGCGGTCACCCATGACCTGTGTTCGACACGCTGGTCAGGTCTTGGACCGTACAGTGAGGGCGAATGGTGTTTCGGTAACCCTCCACCTAGCAATGTCGTCATCAATGAGTTGACGTTCACGGAACCCATGGGGTCATCGTTCGACCCTGCACGACACAACAGGGATGGTGAGTTGGTGTTCGGTTCGTCCTCCATCCACGGTGCCATGCACCTGGCCGCACACATGGGCGCGAACCATATCGTTCTGGTTGGGGCTGACTGTGGCACTATCGACAACATGCACAGGGTCGAGGGATACTATGCGGGACATACACCGTGGCAGTTGTACGACAACCACCTGATCGCGATGAAGAAATGGTTGGGTGAGAAGTATGGTGCCAGGGTGTACTCACTGAACCCGTTTGTGAATTTCAACCTGGAGGGTCACACGTTCCAGGGAGTCAATCATGCTTCCTAATCTGATTGTGCCGGTGCTGAACCGGTATGACCTACTCCAGCGCATGTTGGACTCCATCGACTTCCCTGTTCGTGACATGCTCATCATCGACAACGGTGGAGAACTGGACACGGTCGCGTTCCCCAAACCTGTGTTGAACAGTCACGTGTTGTCTATGCCGTCGAACCTGGGTGTGGCAGGGTCATGGAACCTCGGCATCAAACTGTTCCCGCATGACAGTGTGTGGACGTTCGCGTCGAATGATTGCTGGTTCGGTCCAGGTGCCCTTGAGCGCCTCTCACAGGCCCGTAGAAGCGACATCACCACGTCTGACACCTTTCCCTTCTGGCAGGCGTTTGCTATCGGTGATGAGGCGCTGACGGCTTTGGGTTTGTTCGATGAGGCCATCTACCCTGCCTTCATGGAGGACGTGGACATGATAAGGCGTGCTGATCACCATGGTGTGCCGGTGACCCGTGTGCCGTTCGTGGTGCATCACGACAACAGTTCGACGATTAATTCTGACCCTCGGCTGATGGGTCTGAACACGGCCACTCATGAGTCGAACCGTGTGTACTATCACGACAAGGTGGCGCGTGAGGACTTCGGCCCTGGAGGGTGGTCGCTGGAGCGTCGGAGGGCGAATGCCTGGGACGCCTCGACGGTAGAATAGAACCTGGAGGCTTTCAATGGCAATTACTAATGGCTACGCCACACTCGCTGACGTCAAAGGTGCATTTAGAATCACAGACAACGTCGATGACGCGCTGATTGAACTTTCAATCGAATCAGCGTCGCGTGAAATCGATGGCTACTGTGAGCGCGTGTTCTACAACGCTGGAACAGCAACACGGGTGTACATCCCCACAGACACGTTCTACACAGAAACAGACGACATCATCAGCGTCACCACACTCAAGACATCCTCGACCGGTGAATCGTTCGACACCACCTGGTCAGCATCAGGCGACTACCAACTGGAACCACTGAACGGAATATCCGGTGGACTTGTCGGTCACCCTGCCACACGTATTCGTGCCATCGGCTCCTACCTGTTCCCACTGTGGGACCCCAAGAACGTGAACAGTCATGAGGCGACCGTGCAGGTCACCGGTGTGTTCGGTTGGTCTGCAGTACCCACGGCGATCAGGCAGGCCACCATCATCCTGGCCATGCGACAGTTCAAACGGTATGACACACCACTGGGTGTATCGTTCGACGAACTTGGAGCATTACGAGTCGGCCGTGTTGACCCAGATGTCGAGAAACTCCTGATGCCGTTTAAGAAGGTGAGGATGGCGTGACCAGCATCACGTCTATCAGGAACGCCCTAGCGACGAACCTGGCAACCATCAGTGGACTCAGAACAGCGTCCACCATCCCAGACAACCCCATGCCTCCACAGGCGATTGTCATGCTAGAGAACATCGACTATGACAACGCGTTCCAGAACGGTCTGGTCACCTACCAGTTCCGTGTATCAGTGTTGGTGGCCCGCGCTGACGAACGGTCAGCACAAGACAAACTGAACGCCTACGCCTCGACCGGCTCAGGTGGAATCAAGAACGCGATCGAGTCAGACAAGACACTCGGAGGCACCGCCTACGACGTGAACGTATCGACGATGACAAACATCGGTACGGTATCATTAGGTGGAGATGTTGCGATGCTTTCAGCAGACTTCATCGTCACCGTATATAGCAACTAAGGAGAAACAACGTGGCCCGTTTCGTCGCGACAGACTATGCAATAAGCGTGAATGGTCAGGACTACTCGTCCAACATCGCCGCGGTGACCTTGGACATCACCGCTGACGCTGTTGAAACGACATCGTTCTCATCTGATTACCGCAACCGCATCGGTGGACTGAAGGATGCATCAGTCACCATCGATTGGCACCAAGATTTCGGTGCCTCAGGAATCGACTCGGTTCTTTTCCCACTGATTGGCGCTCAGGCCACCGTGGTGATCAAGCCAACCTCTGGTTCCATTTCCAGCACCAACCCTTCCTACACCGGTGTGTTCCTGGTCGAGTCCTACCAACCCTACGCAAGTTCGGTGGGGGACCTCGCCACGTTTTCGACCACCTGGAGTCTGGCGGGCACGGCAGGAATCACACGCGCTACTGCCTAATTTAGGTTAGACTGACCAGCATGAAACTAGAGTTGGTCATCCAGTACGCTGACGG